GGGCATGAAGCTCTCCGAGGCTGACAAGGCTCTCGTCGCGGGCAAGCACCAGGGCGGCGACAAGGTCATCTTCTACACCGACGAGGTAGAAGAGCAGGTGGCCAAGATCCGTGAGGGCGGTGGCCAGACCGAGGACCAGAAGCTCACCGACGCGCTGACGAAGGCCGAGGAAGCTCACCAGGTCGGCATGGTCGTGCCGAAGGGCGGTTCGGATTGCTCGAAGTGCGAGTATTTCAAGGGCGAGCGCGCTTGCGGCAACCAGGACTTTATCGCATGGGACGGCTCGTCCTCGAAGCCGGCCAAGCCTGCCGGCTCGGGCGAGATTCCCGCCGAGCCCTCGCAGTATTGCTGCGATTACTTCCAGCCCGTCGAGAAGCTCACGAAGAACGCGCCCGCGATGAACCCTGGAGCATTCAGTGGCGCATCGCGCCCGAGTGCACCGACCATCGATAAGCCTGTCGCCACGCAGGGAGAGCACAGCGAGGCACAGAGCCTCTACGACCTCATCAACGATGATGAGCGTCCGGCCGCTCCCGAGGCAACGCACCAGGCGGACGACTTCGAGGACGAGCTGCACGCGCATGCCGCGGAGCAGGAGAAGAGCGACCACGCGCAGGCCGTGCAGTCGACGAAGAACATTGACGACGTGAAGCAGACTCTCGTCCAAGCTCTGACGGTCATCAAGCAGCAAGCTCCGATGCTCGAACAGATGAAGCAGGCCGCGCCGGACCTCTATGCCGCGATGATGGGACTCACCCAGGCGACGGTCGCGCTCGCGCGCGAAGTGCAGGGCCAGGCCACGCCGATGGTGAAGAGTGATACACTCTCGAAGATGGCACCCACGCGCTTCAATCAACTCGAAGTCGACAACAATGACCAGAAGCCCGCGCCTCCCGCTCCGAAGAGCGATGATCCGCTGGAGAACTTCGACCTGAACGACCCGGCGCACACCGTCAAGCGTGTGCACAACCGCTTCGTAGGCACGAAGGCGACCGAGAAGACGTCGGGCCTCGGCGCGACGCGTGCGCCGATGTCCGAGCGCTTGGCGTTCGATTACAGCCATCATCTCACGCCGCAGCAGCGCTCGCACGGGCTCTCGCTGACCGTCTATCATCACCCTGGCTGGCAGGTGTCCGACGGTCCGTACTCCGGTCCCCAGGGCCCGCTGATGGAGCTGAGCCGCAACGGCAAGCCCATCGCGGTCCGCGCGAGCACGCAGGAAGGCGCGAACAGCAAGTTCCTCGTTCCCGATGAGGAGCTGCCGGCTGATGCCGATCTCGACGCGCGCGGCTTGAAGTACAACCGCAAGGCAGCTCTTGTGCGCGCGATGGGTGACGCTGCCTATGAGCACGTCCAGAACACCAAGCGTAAGGTCAAGCAGAGCATCGCAGGTGGAGCGATTGGCGATGTTCCCTATCTGAACACCTTGCCGCTGCCGCCCGAGGGTGAGCGCGCACAGTTGCTCGAAGTGGACAAGAAGTCGCGTCGCAAGAAGATGCCGCAGGCAGACCCCGGCGCGCTGAGCGCTGGCCTCGGCCAACAGCTCGACGTGGGCGAAGGTGCTGCACCGTTGCAGGTGCCTCCGCACGAGGCGCGCGAGAAGATCGTCCCGGCTGAAACGACCTCGCGCATTATCCCGGGCTACAACCCTGGTCCGCGCAACCTCGGTACGCATCACTATTGGGACTACAGCCATCTGTTGTCGCCGGAAGATCGTCAGGCTGGGCGCAAGCTGGAAATCGAGCACTCGCCGGGCAAGTACGACAATTACATGACGGCGCGCCTCCTCGACAACGGCCGCACGGTCACGTCGAGCTATCAGTACCCGTCGGGGCAGCCCAGTGTTCCCGTCGCCGCCCCCGACTACTATGACGTCATCAAGGACGCCATGCGCCACCACGTGAAGCTCCTCCGCAACGGCCAACTCGAACAAGCCATCGCCGAAAAGGAGCAGCCGTCGCGTTTCTCGAACCTGGAGTTGAGCGAGAAGAAGGGTGCGAAGGCCGAGCTGGAGCCCGAAGCACCGGGTAACCGCGCGCCCGAAGGCGAGCTGGAGCATGAGCAAGAGCTGGAGAAGGGCGCACTGCCCGCAGCTCACCACCACGTCATCTTGCCGCCCGGCTCGACGCTGAATGGCAAGGTGAAGGTGCAGCACTCGGACGGTTCGCAGAGCTGGAAGTCGGTACAAGCAGGTCAGATTCTCTCGCAGGACCCGTCGGGCCACCCCGTTTCGAGCCGCGCCCCTAATTCGAAGTAAAACATGTTCTACGTCAACCTCGATGCGTCGGGGTTGCTCGATCTGTTGCAGATCCCGAAGGTCGTTCGCGACCAGGTGAACCAGGCGGGCAACGCCCTCACCGCGCAGACGCGCGACCACATGAAGCGTCTCGCGCATGACCGCTTGAAGACTCGTCGCGCGATGTTCGTCGACGGCCTCTCGGTGTTTCAGGAGTCGAATGACACCTGGATCATCAACCTCGATGCCTCGGTCCGCTGGATCAACGACGGCATGGAGCCCCACAACATGCTCGACGATTTGCTCCACTCGCCGAAGGCGAAGCGCAGCAAGGACGGTTCGATCTACCTCATCGTTCCCTTCAGCCACAAGAAGGGGCCGACCGAGAGTACGCGCGCACAGGCGAATCTGACCGACACCATCAAGTCCGAATTCAAGAAGTTCGGCGTGCCGTACGGCAAGATCGAGAAGGGTCCCGACGGTAAGCCACTCCTCGGACTCCTGCACAAGATGGACATCACGTCGCTGCCGCTCAAGAGCTTCGACGGTCCGGGGCAGGGTGACGGTCCGATCAGCTCGGTCATCCAGGGTCCAACGGGTATCCCGTACCTGAAGGGCATCCAGGTCTACCAGCGGAAGGTCACCGACAAGAACGGTCACGAATCGGTGCGACGCGAGATCATGACGTTCCGTGTGGCGAGCGACAAGCAGCGCAGCCAAGCGGGTCGCTGGGACCACCCGGGCCTCGGGCCGACGCACATCATGGAAGACGCCGGCAAGTGGGCCGCTGAGACGTGGGAGAAGAAGATCGCGCCTCAGCTCCTCGCCGGCATCGTAGCCACCATCGGCTAACCGAATCTTCACCGCATGGCACTCACCACGAACAGCTTTGGAATCTTCCAGAGCGACCTCATCATCCGCTCGGCTCTCATGAAGGGCTTGCAGCACATGCGCAACAAGCCCTGGCTGCTCGATTACTGCTTCGCGTCGCTGCCGAAGGACGAGGAGACGGCCAAGCTCTATGGTCAGAAGACCGTCGACCAGGCGAAGGCTTGGTTCCTGGAGGCCGAGATTCCGGTCTTCATGAACACGCGCGTCGACCCCACGAAGTATCCCGCCATCAGCATCACGCTCGCAGCGAGCGGCGAGGACGATGCGACGCTCGGCGACGTGCACTACGAGCCGCAAGAGGACTCGGACATCAACTGGCCGACGCTCTATGGTCCGTTTGTGGCGCAGAAGTACGACCCGGCAACGGGCTACCTGACGCTGCCGGCCGATGTATCGTCGAAGCTCGTGCTCGGTCCGGGCATGGTGGTTGTCGACGACGTGGGCGATATGCATCAGGTCACCGACGTGATCGACGACGTCACGCTGGTCATCGCCAAGGGCATCACCAACCCGATGCAGCGCGCGACGCTGCGCGGGACGCCTCCGGCTCTCACTGCCGATATGGAGAGCGTGATCGAGCGAGAGACGTATTCGATCGGCGTGCACATGGGCGGCGATGCAGAGCGGCTCATCTGGCTCTACAGCATCGTCAAGTTCATCCTCTTCGCGTACAAGGAGACGCTGCTCGAAGCGCGCAACTTCGAGCGCTCGTCCATCACGTCGAGCGACATGGGGCTCAACCAGAGCCTGTCCGACGAGAAGGAACTGGTTTACTCGCGCTACATCCAGATCACCGGCTACGTGCGCCAGCAGTGGCCCAAGAGCATCAAGCAGAAGATCACGTCGACCGCCACGGACGTCCAGGCCAGCCAGGTTGGGGTGGATGATGGCGATGTAATCGACATCTCGGACGACGCTACGTTCTTCGGCTAGCGCGAACGCAATCTTTCGGGCATGCGCCTGTATAAGGGCCTGCCCGCTGGGGCATTCAGCCAAGTATCGCCCCACGTAGCGGAGCACCCTCTGCTCGGCGGTCAGCCATTCGGCATGATCACCGCAGAGGCCCCTCGTTTCCCATCCGCGCCCGGCGGCAACGCCGCACTGAAGCGCGACCTCGAACAGCTCGGCCTCCAGCACGTCGAGACGGAGGGCCGCTACGGCGCGCCCGAAAACTCGTTCATCGTGCACGGGCCGACGCGCGAGCAGATGTTCGCGCTCGGCAAGAAGTACGGCCAGGAAGCCGTCATCCACTCGCAGGGCGGCAACCACGAATTCATCTACACCGGTGGACCGCACGAGGGTGGCTCGCACCCGTCGACCGGTACGTATGACGCGTGGAACGAAGGCGACACGCTGCCCGAGGACTATTACACCAAGGTCCCCGGCCACGGCGCGATTCGCTTCCACTTCGACTTCGACAAGATCGACAAGAAGCGCCCGCTCGATACCTCGCAGTACCACCCGGTGGGGCAACAGCAGCCCCAGGTCACCAAGCACGAGATTGGCCACAAGCTCTACCTCGCGCTGAAGAAGGCCTACGAGGTCGCCAGCGACACGCGCACCGATGGTCCCGAGGTCAACCAGGACCCGAAGGCCACGCCGAGCTTCTGCTTCCTGCCGCACCCGCACGCCTACGATTGGCACGACGGCCACACCGACCACCACTTCATTGGTCACGCGTCGGGCGGCGTTCTCATCAGCCGCAACATGAAGAAGGCAGAGGAGGGCGGCAAGCCCTCTCTGGCCGATGGTGGTTCGTACCACCAGCACTCGCTGCCGTTCGGTACGCTGGGTGAGCCGGTCGACCTCACGCACTACGACTACCGCGGCAAGCAAGACCTGGCAAATAAGCTGATCGCCGACCACGGCTACCAGGCGCATTACGTCGGTGGTCCGCACGGCCGCGCCGACTACGGCTCGCGCAACTACAACACGAAGAACCTCGCCCTGCCGCATTCGCCCCTCCACGAGGATGGCGGCGCGACCGACGCGTACCGCAAGGTGCACGAGCTTGCTCACGCCCTCACGCACGAGGCAGTGAACAAGCTCTACGGCGAGGGTCGTCGTCAGGGCAAGCTCGGCCATCACCGCAACCTCCGTGAGGCTCTGCGCGCTGTCCACTGGGAGCACCTGGCCGCGCACAAGCAGCGCGAGCTGAACCGCGCGCTCGGCATTGAAGTGCCCGATGAGGTCTTCAATCGCGAGCTGAACACCGTCATGAGCGATGCGGTCCACCGCGCCGTTCACGGCAAGCACGAAGAGCCCACTGCCAAGGGCTTCCGTCCGCACTCCCACCAAGTCCCGCTGGAGACGTCGCTAGGCCTCGTTCGCGAGGCGGCACGCAATCTTGGATTGCAAGGCGATTCCGACCTGATTCGAAAGTCCGAAGGAGCATTCGCAGTGGCTGAACAGAAGAAGGAGCTGAGCATCCCGGAGACGCTGCAAGCGTTGCATAAGGGTCTCAGCGAGCGCGTCAACAGCTTCGCACAGGAAGCGCTGAAGCTGCGCAAGCGCGAGTCCGAGGCTCTCGAAAAGAAGAGCCCTCCTGGCCGCAAGGAAGAGGTCGAGAAGCTCAAGGCGAAGGGTCTCCCCGCGTCGGAAGCATTCGGCATCGCCTGGAAGCAGCACAACGAGCACGGCAAGCCGACGAAGAAGAATTCGACGGACCCGGGCCTCTATGACAATCCGGGCGCAGCTACGCCGAACGGCGGCGCGCCTATGGCGATGTCCGCCAAGAAGATGACCAAGGACAGCATGAGCGGCATGGACCCCATGGCTGACACCGGTGGCTCGGCGAACCTGTCGATGAGCGAGTCGAAGATGTGCAAGGGCACTCCGATGTGCAAGTGCGCATCGTGCTACAAGATCGAGAAGTACGCGAAGGGCGAGATGCCGCCGGCCAAGGGCGGCAAGCTCCTCCCCGCCGCCGAGGGCAACGACGGCACCGACACGGAGAAGGGCAAGGGCCTCAAGAAGGCAGCTCTCCCGGGTGCCGCTCCGAAGGCTCCAGGCGCAGCTCCTCCGGCCGCAGTGCCTGGTGCAGCGTCGGCTGGTGCAAAGCCGATGGGAGCAGCTCCCAAGCTCCCCGCCGCGCCCAAGCCGGCCGCCGCAGCTCCGAAGCCGCCCGCGATGGGTGCAGGCTCGGCTCCGACAGTCAAGAGCGAGCTGAAGAAGACGGGCATCAGCCCGCGCGACGTTGCCGCCGATCAGGCGAAGCGTCCCGCCGCAGCCGCGTCGGCTGGCTCGCTCATGGACTCGATGCTCGCCGCTCCGAAGCCCGCTGCCAAGCCCGTCACGCTGCCGATGACGAGCCCGGCCCCGCAGCTCGCTGGCGTCGGTCAGCCTGTCGCAAAGCCCGCCCAAGGTGTGCAGACGATGGCCGAGCGTGTGGCGTCGAAGATGCCCACTCCCGCGCAGGCAACTGCCGGTCTGAAGCTCCCCGGCGCGCATCTCTTCGGTGGTCCGCCTCCGACGGAAGCACCGATGGGCGCACCCAAGCCTTCGTTCAACACCTTCAAGCCCGAGGCTGCAAGCGTCGCTCGTCAGCAAGCGGCTGTGACCAAGAAGTCCGAATACGGTCTCGCTCTCTCCGAGCTGGGCCACTGCGCTATGTGCAAGAACGCCGAGCACGCCGGCCCCTGCGCCTAGAGCAATCACCGTCAGTCCTAATCTTCACGCTCAGGAGCATTTGACCCAATGGCACAGCAGTTCATCACCGACGCGGGCGTACTGATCATCCCGGGTGCCTACCCGCAGATCAAGGTACAGAGCAGCACGTCCGGTCTCTCGACAACGGGCGTCATCGCGTTGGTGGGCGAAGCTGACGCTGGTCCCGACTTCACGCTGGAGTCGGATCTCACCGCGAACGCATTCGGCCCCGACGCTCTCGCCGACGTTCTCGCCAAGTACAAGAGCGGCCCGCTCGTCGACGCTTTCCGCGGCGCATCGGTTCCCGCCAACGACCCGGACATCGTGGGCTCGCCCTCGTCGTTCATCCTCGTCAAGACCAATCCGTCGGCGAAGGCCTCGGGCATCCTGCCGAAGATTGGCGGCGGTACCTACGGCCTGCTCGAAGACAAGTCGTACGGCAAGCTCGGCAATCTGATCTACTTCAGCGTCGCTGCGTCGACGGCCGAGTCGAAGCCTACCACCGGCTCGTTCACCTTCATTCCGCCCGTCGGCACGGTGAACACCACGCTGCGCGCCAACGGCGGCGCGGCTCTCGCTGTGGGCATCACGGCAGCCGAGGCTCCCTCGGCCGTCCAGGCTGCCATCGACGCGCTGAGCGGCATCGCCTGCTCGGGCGGCACCAACCGCGTGCTCGTCCCCGCCAGCGGCACGCTCGCCGTCGGCAGCATCTCGGGCAACACCGCAACGTTCACCTACAGCGCGAACTGGTCGGTGTCGCCGGTCGTTGGTGACACGCTCGTCGTGTCGGCCACGTCGGTCGTCGCCGGTGCGGGTAACGCGAACGTCGGCGCATACGTTGTCACTGCGGTCACGGCCACCACGGTCACCGCCACGAAGCTGAGCGATGCGGCCAAGCCGAGCGCAGTTCCGGGCACCATCACCGCTCCCGTTTCGGTTGCGGCGCAGGCTGTCGTGTCGACCACGGCGGACCTCACCGCCTACGCTCCGCTCACCATCACGCTCGAAGCCGGCAACGTCATCGACGGTGTGGGCAAGACGCTCGAAATCAACGAGCTGACCTCGGGCACCGACCTCCTCTCGCGTTGCTGCTACCAGCTCGGCACTGCTACGCCCTCGACCTTCGTGTCGAAGACGAGCGCGCCGGCTCTGGTTGTCTCGGCAGCCGAGTACGCTGTCACCGTCGCGGTCAACCGCCAGGTCGACAACGTCCAGGAGTCGTTCACGGCGGGCGGCCAGATCGCCTTCCAGCTCGGCTACGTCGGCACCACCTGCTCGGTCACGGTCACCCCGACCATGCTGAGCACGACGGTGACTGGTGGCTCGGGCGCGAACCTCTCGGTCAGCCTGAAGGACTTCGCCACGCTGAACGACCTCGCCGCGTACATCAGCACGCAGCCGGGCTACGTCGCCAAGGTTGGTAGCGCGGCCGTCGGCCAGCTCCTCTCGACGGCTCTCGACGAGGGCACGTTCAACGCCGGCACCACGTTCGGTGCGTACACGCTGCGCCTGAAGGTGGACGCTGTCCGCTTCTTCCAGGCCATCAGCAGCTCGGCCGTCGTGCAGCTCAACAACCCCGCCGCCCAGGCCCTCGCCGGCCTGCCCGACGTCACTTCGACCTCGGTGTTCCTCGCGAACGGCGCGAAGGGTGGCACCACGAACGCGCTCGTGCAGTCGGCTCTCGCCGCGCTCGAAGGCCCGAAGCTGAACTTCGTTGTTCCGTGCTTCAGCCGTGACGCGTCGCTGGACATCGCCGACGGCCTGACCGACTCGACGTCGACCTATGACATCGCGTCGATCCACGCTGCGGTCCGCACGCACGTCAACGCTGTCTCGACGCTGAAGCGTCGTCGCAACCGCCAGGGCTTCCTGTCGATTCGCGACACGTTCGTCAACGCCAAGAACGCTGCTGCGGGGCTCGCCTCGTCGCGTCTGTCGCTGACCTTCCAGGACGTCAAGGATCTGGGCGCGAACGGCGTGCAGCAGTTCCAGCCGTGGATGGGTGCCGCGAAGGCGGCTGGTATGCAGGCCGCTGGCTTCTACCGCGCCATCTTCAACAAGGGCATCAACATCAGCGGCGCGCTCCAGGCCGCTGCGGACTTCAAGGACTCGCTCGACTCGAACGTCGAGGACGCTCTGCTCTCGGGCCTCATGCCCATCCGCAAGAGCGATGACGGTGGCTTCAAGTTCGCCTCGGACCAGACCACCTACCTGAAGGACGACAACTTCTTCTTCAACAGCATCCAGGCGCAGTACGTCGGCGACATCATCGCCCTGACCACCGCGCAGCTCATGGAGAAGGCTTTCGTCGGTCAGTCGGTGGCGGACGTCTCGGCGGCTGTCGCAATGTCGGCCCTCGAAGGCATCATGGCCAACTTCCTGCGCCTCAAGCTCATCGCCGTCAGCGACGATGCGCCCAAGGGCTTCAAGAACGCCAAGATCCAGATCAGCGGCACCACGATGAAGGTGCAGGTCGAAATCAAGCTGGCCGGCGCGATCTACTTCATCCCGATCAACTTCCTCGTCACCCAGGTGACGCAGTCGGCCTCGTCGTAAGACCGCTCTAGGCCGAGTAGCAATCTAGTAGGAAAGAAGAAGTCATGGCTGCAAAGGTAATGAGCGGTGCTCGCGCCAAGGTGAGCATCTACGATCCCACGACGGGGCAAGCCAAGGTCGTAGGCATCTGGAACAACTTCAGCTACAGCGTCAACTACGACGTGCAGCCGGCGTTCATCCTCGGTCGATTTTCGGCCGCGGAGCTGAGCACCACGGGCGTGGAGCCGGTGGCCATCAGCGCGTCGGGCTGGCGCGTTGTCGACCACGGTCCCTTCGTCGAGGGCCGTCTGACCAACCTGAAGGATCTCCTCCTGCAAGAGTACCTGGTCCTTTCGGTCATCGACCGTCAGACGGGCAAGACCGTGGCCACCATCCACGGCTGCTTGCCGACCGGCACGAGCACGACCCTCAGCGCGCGCCAGCTTCAGGAGAGCACCAACTCCTATATGGGCCTGCTGATGGACGACGAGTCGACGGTCAATACGGAAGCAGCAAGCGCGGCGGACCTGCCGTAAAGTAGTCGTAGGACAACTTTCAAGGGCCCGCCGAGAAATCGACGGGCCCTTTCTTTTTGCCCAAGGAAGTTTCGCTATAAGTCTTCTGCAACGTCATTCCAGGGTAGCCTAGCGGCAAGGCACTGCACTGTTAATGCAACGGCGAAAGCCATCGCAGGTTCGAATCCTGCCTCTGGAGCCACTGGGGACTAGCTCATCAGGCTAGAGCGTCGGATTCTGAACCCGAAGGTGCCAGGTTCGAGACCTGGGTCCCCAACCAGTCTTTGAAAATCGAATAGCCGATCATGACATCGAGGAGTAACCATGCTCCTCATTTGCCGACGTAGCACAATGGCAGTGCAGCGCTTTCGTAAAGCGAAGGTTGCAGGTTCGACTCCTGCCGTCGGCTCCATGCCCTGTTATCTCGTTATGGACGCGATGCGGTCTGTAAAACCGTTCCCTTCGGGGTGGCCAGGATCGTAACCTGGACGGGGCACCATGGTCTGCGATGCGCCCGGCTGGCGCAGCCCGCCTGTCTAGTGGGTGAGATGGGTTCGACCCCCATGCAGATCGCCGAGCGTTCGTCCAATGGTCTAGGACACCGGCCTTTGACTCCGGGAACCTGGGTTCAACTCCCAGACGCTCTACCAAGCCCTCTAAGCATTGCTGGTGATGCACCGGCCTTGTACACCGGTGAACCCGGTTCGAGGCCGGGAGAGGGCTCCCAGGACGAATGAGATGCCCTCCCGATCGAGCTGTCGGGTTCGGAAAAGGGAGCCTATGACTGCGGCACACGTGGACTGTTGCTAGCGTACGGTGCAGGTGGTTTGGGGCTAGGCTCATAATGCTGTCGTAGCACAATGGCGGTGCACCCCGTTGGTATCGGGGAGGCCGCGGGTTCGACCCCCGCCGACAGCTCTGGTTCCCCCACAGTGCGCCGAGTAGGTTGCAACGGAAGGGCGAGGGCGTGACGAGGGGACTGAATGCAGGCACAAGGCAAGGGCCGCAATCCCCGCCGCCTGTATCGTCGAGAGAGGCGGTGCTCGACGAGCCAATGCCCCGGTAGCATAGATGGT